CCGCAGCACCCCTTTTGTGACCAAGTCCATGCAGAGAAATACCGGGGGACGAACGAGTCCTTTCCGGAGGCGATGAACCGAATCGCTTCGGCGATGTCGGACGGCGAAGAGCACTACCGGAAGTTCCGCGACATCATTCGAGAGATGCGATTCATGCCGGCCGGTCGTGTTCAGAGCGCGATGGGCAGCAGCCGTCAGGTTACCCCGTACAACTGTTATGTCAGCGGTAAGATCGAGGACTCGATTACCCAAGGACATGGCAACATTATGCAGCGGCAGGCTGAGGCTGTTGAGACCCTCCGCCTGGGCGGAGGGATTGGATATGATTTCTCGACGCTGCGCCCGCGTGGCGCGCGGGTGAAGACCACCGGCTCGAATTCCACTGGACCCGTTTCGTTCATGGGTGGGTTCGATGCGTATTGTCGCTGCATCGCTGCGGCTGGCCATCGGCGTGGAGCCCAGATGGGTGTTTTGCGAATCGACCACCCTGACATCGAGGAGTTCATCCACGCGAAGCAGAACACAAGCGAGCTGACCGGCTTCAATATGTCCGTTGCTGTGACCGATGAGTTCATGACCTGTCTCCTGGAGGACCGACCGTTCGAGCTGAAGTTCGACGGCACCGTCCACCAGACCGTGCGGGCATCGGCCATCTGGGAAATGCTCATGCGTTCGACCTGGGACTGGGGGGAACCCGGGGTGCTCTTCATCGACACGATCAACCGGATGAACAATCTCTGGTATTGCGAGGAGATCGCGGCGACCAACCCCTGCGGCGAACAGCCGCTTCCCCCCTACGGCGCTTGCCTCCTGGGCTCGTTCAACCTTGTGAAATACCTGACCAAGACTCCCAGCGGGTTTGTGGCGTTTGACTGGCACGCTTTCTCTGACGACATCCCGCACGTCGTGCGCGCAATGGACAACGTCGTCGACCGCGCGACCTACCCTCTCTACGAGCAGCAGCAGGAAGCCCAGAGCAAGAGGCGCATGGGCCTGGGGATCACTGGGCTAGCGAATGCTGGCGAGGCGATCGGATTGTCATACGGCTCAGAAGAGTTTTGCGACTTCGAACACCGCGTCCTCACGGCGCTGCGTGACGAGGCCTACTGCGCGTCCGCGGAGCTGGCCAAAGAGAAGGGGCCGTTCAAGCTCTACGACTCGGATGCATACGAGGGCGGTGAGTTCTTCAAGACGCTACACCAGGACGCCCAGCAGGCGATCCTAGCCTACGGCATCCGCAACTCACACCTGCTGTCGATCGCTCCGTGCGGAACCATCTCGCTGTCGGCGGACAACGTCAGCTCAGGCATCGAGCCTGTCTTCAGTTTCACGGCCCAGCGCATCGTGAACATGCCGGAAGGGCAGGTCGAGGTGACGCTCAAGGACTACGGGGTAGCGAAATTGGGCGTCCGGGGTAAGGCAGCTGCTGACGTCACAGTCGATGAGCACCTGCGCGTGCTGACGACGGCGTCCAAGCTTGTGGACTCGGCTGTGAGCAAGACGCTTAACGTCCCGCACACGATGCCATGGGATGAGTTCAAGCAGATCTACGTCAAGGCCTGGGAGGCCGGCGCCAAGGGTTGCACCACGTTCACGTCAGGCGGCAAACGGGATGGTATCCTGAAGGCTGTCGAAGAGGGCGGCGCCTGCACGATCGACGAAGACGGAATCAGGAGTTGCGAATGATTGAGAAGAGTCAGATACATGCCCTTGTAAAGCGCATTGGCGAGTTGAACGCGTACTTGAGTTCGTTTGCCCAGGAGGGCGTGGACGTTGAACTGGATTTCGTATCGGATGATGATAGCGATGCGGACCTGATTGACCTAGTCTCGATCAAGCAGAGAGTGTGGGAGCCGGGGCTAGAGGACTGATGTTTCCTATGACCGCGAGAGCTGAGCAAGATCTTGACTGCACCGAAGCTGAATGGGCGGCGTTCATTCGGCGGGTCGAAGACTTGGGGGCTCGCGAGATAGAGAAGATGCTTGCAAGACAGAAGGCGGGAACACCAGAACCCCCGCCGGCGGTAGAGGCGAACCCCTCGATGCTTTACTACTGGACACACCTGATGGGTGGAGGAAATGAATAAGATGACAACGAAGAACAAACGAATTGCGCAGCAGCGTGCTGCCAACCCCCAACAGGCCTCCGGCATGATCACCCCTCCGGAAGTCGTAGCTGGACTCACTGTTCGCCGCACCATCGGCGAGGACGAGGTGTTCGGCCGTTGCAGCCACGCGCTGCAGCTACTGCCAAACGGTGTCATTCTACTGCTCGTGACTACCGACGATGGCGATGGTGGACCGGAGGTAAGTACCCTCATGCTGGGTGAAGAGATCCCGGGTTTCACCGTGCGTAAGTCGATGATCGATACGCTGGATGACACGGCTTAGTATTGAAGATTACTGGGAGAGGTTAGAGCGCCACGACCGCTTTTACGCATGGGCTAATAGCGCCGATGAGTATGATGATCTGGTCAAAGAAGCAAGGACGCTCTTTCGTCTTTCCCGACTTTCACTGGCCCACTCCCAGCTCTATACAACCTACTGGACCGCTACATTCCGACACGTTAGTCTCGATGGCGATGAGGTTCAGGACATAGACCGCCCAGAAGACGGGATACCGGAGGCAGCATGAGCGCGAATGCAGTTCAGGTCGGTGGCGACCACTACAAGAAGTCGGACCATCAGCCATGGGATCTGATAAGCAGGCACGGCATCGGATTTCTCGAGGGCAGCGTCATCAAGTACGTGTCCCGGTGGCGCGTTAAGAACGGTCGCCAAGATCTTGAAAAGGCGCACCACTTCTTGGCGAAGATCGAAGAGATCGAGCAAGACGGGTACACCCCGACAGGGGAATGCGGTCCGCGTGTGCTCAACGACTACTTCATTGCGAATGAGATTACTGACTTCCGCGAGAAGATCGTGATCTCCATCATGGCCGCCCGATGGTCACCGAATCAGCTCAACCACGCGGCGCTCCTCCTGGGCTCCCTGATCGAGACCGCCCGCGATGGCGAAACCCAGGAGTCGTAAGCACAGCGACCAGACGCAGACCGACGCCACACAGATGCCGATGTTCGTACCGGAGTCTGACTGGCGCCCGCCTCGCCTGGGTGAGCTGCCTGATTGGCCGGTGAACTCTTCCGCCCGCGTCGCGATCGACGTCGAGACGAAGGACCCTCATATCAAGACGCTCGGCTGCGGCGCCCGCCGATCGGACACCATGCTCGTCGGCTACAGCTTCCGCATTGAGGGTGGACCCGGGTACTACATTCCTCTCCGGCACCAGGGGGGCGACAACGTCGAGAACGTGGACGCGGCGCTAGCCTACCTGGAGGCCCAGGCGAGGTCCTTCAAGGGCCAGCTCGTCGGCTGCAACCTGGGCTATGACGCGGACTGGCTCGCGCAGGAGGAGATCGATTTCATCGACTCGGCCTGCACCTGGAGGGACATCGGGGTCGCTGAGCCGCTCCTGGACGAGCTGCAGTTTAACTACGGGCTCGAGGCCCTCTCGGGTAGGTACGGTCGCGAGGGCAAGGACGAGGCACTGCTCAAGGACGCGGCAGAGCACTTCGGCGTCCATCCCAAGGCTGGCCTGTGGAAGCTTCCCGCTCGATTCGTCGGGCCGTACGGCCTGGGTGACGTTGACGAGCCTCTGGCGATCCTACGGCTCCAGGAGCGAAGAATCGAGGAGGTGGGGCTCTGGGACATCTTCAACCTGGAGTGCGAGGTACAGCCTATTCTGACGCTTTTGCGACGGCGTGGAGTGCGGATCGATCAGGACCGCCTGGATCAGGTCGAGCAATGGGCCCGCGGGGAAGAGGCCGCTGCGCTTGCGGAGATCCACCGGCTGACCGGCGTCAAGATCGGGACCGCGAAGGGGAAGGGGATCATGTCCGCAACGGTCGTGGCTCCCGCCCTGGAAGCGATCGGGATCACGCTGAAGAAGACATCCAAGGGGCAGGCAAACATTGACAGGGAGGTTCTGGCCGGCATCGATCACCCCGTCGCGGACAAGATCCTCTGGGCGCGGAAGACGAATAAGCTGCGGACCACCTTCGTCGCCTCGATCCGCGAGCACATGGTCAACGGGCGTATCCACACCACGTTCAACCAGCTCCGGCGAAACGATTCAGACTCGGACGCCGCCAAGGACGACGGGTCGGGCGCTCGGTACGGGCGACTTTCTAGCGAGAAGCCAAACCTTCAGCAGCAGCCGGCGCGTGATGAATTCGCGAAGATGTGGCGCGCGATCTACTTGCCCGAAGAGGGAATGAAGTGGGGCTCGCTGGACTACTCCCAGCAGGAACCCCGGGTGATGATCCATTACGCGGAGAACGCGCCGCTTAGCCGGACAGCCCACGCCGCGGCCGTAGCTTTCGCTGACCAGTACCGGAACGATCGATCGACAGACAACCACGACATGGTTGCCAAGATGGCCGGCATCGCGCGCAAGCCCGCCAAGGAGATCTTCCTCGGCAAGATCTACGGCCTGGGTGGAGCGAAGCTCTGTCGAAAGCTGGGTTTGTCCACCTCCTGGGTCGTTTACGGGAAGAGGTGGTCGGATACCGAGTACTTCGACATCACAGATCGCGTCGCTGCCCAGGAGTACGCCAACCAGTGCGGCGGGCGCCTGATGGAGGGCGCTGGGCCAGAGGGTCGGGCGCTGCTTGAGACGTTCGACGAGAAGCTGCCGTTCGTAAGGGAGCTTGCGCAGCTCGCGAAGAAGACGGCCGATGAGCGTGGTTACGTCGTGACCCTTCTGGGCCGACACTGTCACTTCCCAATCGGAACCAACGGGAAGTACGACTGGACGCAAAAATCTCTGAACCGCGTCGTTCAAGGCTCAGCAGCCGATCAGACGAAGCGTGCGCTTGTAGATGTTCACAATGGAGGCCACTACCTGCAGCTGCAGGCTCACGATGAACTAGCAGGCAGCTTCTACGGAACGGGTGACGCGCAGGATGCGGCGGACATCATGGAGCACTGTGTTGAAATGAGCGTTCCCTCGAAGGTCGACGTCGAGCTGGGGACGAGCTGGGGAGATTCGATGGGATGAGCGAGTACACCTACCGATCGCAAGTCATCAAGGCACTCAAGCGAATGCGCTCAGACCCCCAGGCGGTGGAGAACTCAGCCAACCCAGGTTGCCCTGATGTGGAATGCCTACGTGGCTGGCTGGAGCTGAAGTACCTCCCGAACTGGCCGAAGCAGATGGACACCGTCGTGCGTATCGACCACTATACACAGCAGCAGCGCAACTTCCTCCGCCGCAGGTGGAACGCAGGTGGGGGCGCATGGCTCCTCCTCCGCGTGGGCTCCAGGGGGACGATTGAAAATCTGCTTTTCGAAGCGCCAGAGGCCTGGGAGTGGGTCGGCCGCGTTCCCCGCGCTAGACTGGTTGACCTCGCGATACTGCATTCATACGGGCGCATAGCCACCGCTGATCTTGACGAGACACTGAGACGATGACAGACACTTCGGCCGCGATCCAATTCCTGAAAGACTGGGAGCCCAAGGGGGCCTGGGTCTTGACCGCCATCGCAGTCGATCGCAAGTCCATCACCACCGCGACGTTTGACCTGAAGACGGTGGACGAATGTGCTGAGTGGATTGATCTCTACAACGGAACGCGGAACATGTACTTCCATGTCAACCCGACGCTCCGGCCTATGGACAAAAAGGCCCAGCGGGAAGACATCCGGGCCATGAAGTGGTTGCACGTAGACGTCGACCCGCGCGATGGTAAAAACCTCGAGGAGGAGCGCGCTCGCGCTTACGCTGCGCTCATGAGCCCGCCTGGCGCCGTTCCGAAACCCACGGCGATCGTTTTTTCAGGTGGGGGGTACCAGGGGTTCTGGAGACTTGACGAGGAGTTTGAGATTAACGGGGACCTGGCACTTGCCGAGAGCGCAAAGCGTTGGAACCTGCAGCTTGAGCTGCTGTTTGGTGCGGACAACTGCCATAATGTCGATCGCATTATGCGTCTGCCCGGAACGATTAACATTCCTGATGCTAAGAAACGGAAGAAGGGGAGATCAGAAGAGCTGGCGGAGGTCAAGCTTTTCGACCACTCCCGTGTTTACTCGTTGTCGCAGTTCACGCCCGCCGCCCCGACGCAGGGCGCAGAGATGTTCGGTAGTTCTGCTGAGGCCGTCGAGATTAGCGGAAACATTCCCCGTATCGGGACGATGGAAGAGCTGGATGAGTGGGACGTACCCGATCGTGTGAAGGTTATCATCGTTCAGGGCCGACACCCCGACGAGCCCCCGAAGGACGATGACTCACGATCGAGCTGGCTCTTTGACTGTGTCTGCAACCTTGTTCGATGTAATGTGCCTGACGAGGTCATTTTCTCTCTGATTACTGATCCAGATTTTGGCGTCAGTGAGTCAGTGCTCGACAAGGGTGCGAACGTCGAGAGCTACGCGAAGAGGCAGATTGGCAAGGCGAAGGAATTCACCATTGATCCGATGCTTGCGGAGATGAATGAGCGCTTCGCTGTTATCGAAAACTTCGGGGGTCGCTGCCGCGTGGTCGAGGAGCTGGTTGACCCGATCCTGGATCGCGCTCGCCTCTCCGCTATGGGTTTCGGCGACTTCAAGAACGCTCATATGAACAAGCGTGTCGAGGTCGGTGCTGACAAGGATGGCAATCCCAAGTACATGCCACTAGGTGATTGGTGGCTGAATAATCAGAAGCGCAGGCAGTTCAAGCGAGTCGTCTTCGTTCCCAACGAGGAAGTGCCTGGCGCCTACAATCTCTGGCGTGGGTTCTCATGCGAGGCACGCCCTGGGAAGTGGAACCTTCTCGAGGACCACATCCGCGAGAACATCTGTCTGGGCAAGGACAGGCTGTACAACTACCTGCTGGGGTGGATGGCGCGAATGATTCAGCGCCCAGGGGAGCCCGGTCATACCGCGGTCGTCATGCGCGGCGAGCAAGGGACTGGGAAATCATTTTTGGCCAAGCAAATTGGATCCCTTCTGGGCCGGCATTACATGCAGGTTGGTCACTCCAGCCAGCTCGTCGGTAACTTCAACGCTCACCTTAGAGACTGTGTGTTTCTGTTCGCAGACGAGGCGTTCTATGCCGGCGACAAGAAGCACGAGGGTGTGTTGAAGATGATTGTCACTGAGGACACGATGGCAGTCGAGGCGAAAGGGGTCGACATCGAGATCGCAACGAACTGTTTGCATCTAATGATGGCCTCGAATCATGACTGGGTTGTGCCTGCTCACAGTCGCAGCGAGAGGCGCTTCTTCGTGCTTGATGTGAGCGAGGCGAGAGCGCGGGATGGCGACTACTTTGCAGCGATCCAGAAGCAGATGGACAACGGAGGAAGAGAGGGCCTGCTCTACGATCTGCTGGCGGCCGATATATCGCAGTTTGATGTCCGAAACGTACCCGGCACCAAGGCTCTCCAGGACCAGCAGGCGCAGAGCTATAGCACTGAAGAGGACTGGTGGTACTCGAAACTTTGTAGCGGTCAACTGCTCAACGACGATCCGCATAGCGTTCCGTGGCCGCAGGTCGTGCTGAAGAGCACGCTGATCAACGACTACCTGGAGTACACCAAACGCAACAGTTTTCGCAATCCGATGAACGACGTCTACCTAGGACGATTTTTATCAAAGGTCGCCGGGGCGAAGACAGGCAACACGTCCGTTGCCGAGGGTCGCCGAAAGGTCTGGGACTTCGGGTCGCTCGATGTCTGTCGTCAGAACTGGGTCAAGGTCTACAAACAGGGAGACTGGCTCGATGCGGAGCCTGAGGAAGAGATCAGCCTGCCCGGCACCAACCAGGAGATTTTTTGATGCGCTGGCTACTGCTACTACTCACCCTGGGCTGCGCCACACCCCACAAGCCTTGCTTCACCACGCTTGAGCTAGCGGTCTACGGCTCCGAGAGCGATGGCACCAGCAGGGCGGATGCAGATTTTGATGGACGCGGAGAGACGTGGGATACAGATGATGTAACGGTGGGGGGTTCGGCTACAATGACCTTTGACTTCACAGGCTATTGCGAGGAATAAAATATGCCGTTCGAATATGGTGGCCAAACCTGGCCGGATACAACTGTCGTTACAGAGCACGTTCGTGTGACTTTTAAGGAAGGCGGCAAGGATCCCGACTTCCCAAGAATACACTACAAACTATGCTACCAGAGCTATCGCGAAGGGCACGACACGTACACGTGCCAGCCTATTCGAGAGGTCAAAGAGGTAGCGCCGGGAATGATGAGCGGACTGGTCACCACCCTGCGAGAGGCAGAGACAAGAACGACTGCCTATATCGAAACTACTTACGTCAGAAATCCGCCAAGCTTGTTTTTGTTTCAGAGTATGACCCCAGAGGAGATAGAGCATTGGTCGGAGGTTAGGGTTTTACCGAATAGCAACCAGATCGAAATTCCTAAAGCCAAACCGTACGTGGTCCCGGAGCCCGGGCTGGTGCTGATGTTGGCGATTGGCGTTCTTTGCTTAGCGACGGTAGGATGGCGTCGAAGGACTCAGTAAAAGCGATCAAGCGAAAGGCTCGAGAAATCTTCAGGGAGATGCCCAAGGGAGGTTTCCACAGTCGCAAAGGCTACCGTCGAGACGGTCAAGCCGTGGACAACGAAATTGAAGAATCGGGACTTTACGATGGTGACGGAACGAACAGCGAGCGAGGAGAGCCAGATCTCGTTGAACGAAGGCGACGCGGCGATCGTAGCGAGAGCTGACGGATCCCTTTGTTTGCACCTACCTGGGGATATGGAGACTGTCTCTATCGGTCATTCCCACGCAATGCTTATGGCTCTGGTGCTCTCAGGCACACCGATGACCGAACCGATCTACCGCGCTCTCTGTGAAGCACAGCACGCCTCTTTGGATCTCGTAGAGGCAGACGAGTCGCTTGCCAACTGAAAATGAGTCTTCTCTTTTTTCAAAAAATTTCTCTTTTCGAGATCAAAATGTTAGTCAAGCACGTATGCGAGTAAAAGAAACACGGCCGTAACAGACAAGACGAGCAACGTGGGCGCCCATAGTGGGGCTGTGATCAACCACCAAG